TAGCTGATTCGAAAAAAGACGAGAAAGTCTATACAGGCGATAAGCTTATGGGTATTGCAACCATGCATAAGTCCAATATGGTCCCTGTGTTCAAGCAGGAAGATGCTGAAGATATTTCGAAAATGAGTGGGTAATAATCATAATAACGGTTGCCTTTTTACGAAAAAGAGTCTATTGTAAGATATAGAATGAAGAAAAGGACAATTTTTATGAAAAGTTATACCGCTGACATTCGCAAAATCCTTCGCGAAACGGGCTTTAAACCTAATCGCATGTGGACGAATAAGTACGACAATTGTCGCACCGTAAAAGCTTATGCACCTTATTCTGATGGCACATACAAAGAACTCGACGGTAAAAAGCTTGCTCTCGCTGCAGAGCGTATTTTCATTTACTGCAAGCTGAATAACATCGAATTTGACGTAAAGCTCAGAGATCGTTCGAACTCGTGGTTCATGCTCAGCTCATTCATCGTACGCGTACCTAAGCAGGATCTCTAATCCTTTAGGTGCGCTTTTTTGTTTTTGAAAAGGATTTTATTATGAAACTTTATACCACTGAAATTCGCCAAATTCTTAAAGCTCATGGTTTGCGTGCAGATCGCATGTTTACCAACAAGTATAAGAAGTGCCGCACCGTAAAAATTTACGGCCCGTTCGTTAAGGGTTCGTACAAGGTTATTGACGAAGTGTTGAAGAATACGCTTCGCAACGCCATCAACGAATATGCAAAATCGGAAGGTTTTACTGCGACATATCGCACTATCAACTATCCTTCAAACGGTTATACCTGCGACTCGTTCATCATTCGCGTACCTTTGCAAGACTGAGGTACGCGTTTTTTGTTACTGAAAAGGATTTACTATGTTGACTTTTAACGTCTCTGACCTACCAGCGTTCTCCGCTGGATGGGCTCAAATTGAAATGCATGCACCTGTAATGTTCTTCAAAGAACCAGGCGTATATAAACTCTCATACAAAATCGAAAACGATAATAACGAAACAATCACTGAAACTCGTTATATGGGTGAAGTTGATACCATTGAAATTCCTTCTTTTGAGGAAATCGTTGAGTTGCTCGGCGGTGAAGAAAATGTAACCGATGACCAAATGTGCAATTACGGGTTTGGTATTCAAAGTGATGGCCTTTCGTTCGGTTATACCGAAAACGAATGGGACCTTTATGTTCGTATAGTATGAAGGTTTGGATATGAAAAACATACGTAATTTCCTCGCAGGTCTTGAAATCTTATCAAAATATTATGATGAAGGTTTGGATACTGATTATTTTATGGAAGCAGGTCACGATGTGGTCTGGTTTCATATAACCGAAGAAGCTCTCCCTGTTGATTCCGATGATGGTACATTATTGTTATCATATGGTTTTGACACAGACGCAGATCTTGAAGTGTGGGGTTATAATCCCTAAAAGAGTTGCATTATTATCAAAAAGACGTTATAACAAATTATTAAACAGTGAAAGGTACAATACATTATGGCACATATGTTAGAAATGGTAGACGGTCAAGCTTCGATGGCATACGCAGGAGATGTCCCTTGGCACGGTCTAGGCGTTAAGGTTTCAAACGACCTCACCCCTGACCAAATGCTTAAAGCAGCTGGTCTCGATTGGACAGTAGATACTGTTCCATTGTTCGCTGATCTAGGCGACGGTCAAGCTAAGCTTGAAACGGGTCACTCTGCACTCGTTCGTAGCACCGATAATAAGGTTCTTGACGTTATTACTAACGACTGGAATCCAATGCAGAATCACGATGCTTTTGAGTTCTTCAACGACTTTGTTGCTGCAGGCGATATGTCGATGGAAACTGCAGGCTCGCTTAAGGATGGCTCAATCGTCTGGGCTCTTGCAAAGGTTCAAGATTCGTTCGAACTTTTCAACGGTCGCGATAAGGTTGATGCTTATCTCCACTTCACCAACCCACATAAGTACGGTTCGTCAATCGACGTTCGCTTTACCCCAATTCGCGTTGTTTGCAATAACACATTGACCCTTTCTTTAAATACGAAGTCAAAGAACATGGTTAAGGTCTCGCACCGTCGTGAGTTTGATGGTGACCTCGTAAAGGAAACGCTGGGTGTTGCTAAGCACAAGCTTTCGCAATACAAGGAGATGGCAGAGCATCTGTCGAAAAAGCGCTACACCAACGAATCAATCGTTGAGTATTTCGCTCGCGTATTCCCTGTGCTTACATCGAAGGATGCTGCACGTAAGGAACTTTCAAAGAGCGCATCGTACGCGCTTGATGAAGCTCTGAACGAACAGCCAGGTGCTGAGCTGGGCGAAGGTACATGGTGGCAGGCATTTAACACTGTTACCTATATGACCGACCACATCATCGGTCGTAGCGCTGATAGTCGTCTGACTTCGGCATGGTACGGTGCTAACAAGAACCTTAAGACAAAGGCTCTTGAAATCGCAGTCGAAATGGCTGACGCGTAAGAAACAGAGGGGCTGCTTCGGTGGCCCCTTACTCTTGAGGAAGTTCAATGCTGCCTGTACATTATACCACTGAGCAAGTGAAAGCGTATCGCGAAAAGAATTGCTGTAGTGTAATGGAGTCTCTTGCTCATCACAAGCAGCAAAATTTGTTACTACTTGTTCGCACTGCAAAAAAGTCGAAAGATATTGATATGTTATTCGATATCGTTGAAGATTTAATCATGCGCGCAAAGTTTTGAGGAGGAATTATGATTTATTTAGGTGGTGCTCTCACCGTTTTGGTGTATCGTCTGTTTATGGCTGGTCAAACTGATTTTACATATGGTACGAATCAGTCTTACTATCGCGAAGATAGAATTGATATGGATAAGGTAATGCCGTATGCTGCATGGACCTTTGCTGCAACAATATTTTGGCCACTTGTATTGCCCGGTTATGGCATTTACAAGCTCGGCAAGCATTTCAAAAAGAAGGGTTAATATTATGAGCATGTATAATATGTTGTTCGGGGTTAACCCGCTTGCTGGTACTGTTTTATCAGCGCTTAATTTTTCGCAGGACCAGATTCCACGCCTACGTGACGCGTATTTCGACGCTGAAGAAAACCAGCTCGTTATCTATACGCGTACAGGTGGCGGTAACCGCGAAGTGTATGAAGAATTCAACGATGAGAATGAAGATGGCCCATGGAATAGTACCATGCAGGAACATCCGAATTTCATTCGCGATGAGGATGATGATTTCGATTGCACCTACGCATACTTCTACTTCAGTATCCCTGAGAGCTTTGCACCGTTGTTTAAAACGTTCAAAGACCTTGGTGCAGGTAAAGATGCGAACCCAACTGAGCGTTTTGCAAAGATGATTGAGGACCTGTCAAACGGCGGCGATTCTCCTGATGCAAAGCGTGCACTTGAGGTTGGTAAAACAATCGTAGAACAACTGAATAAGGCAATTAAAGATGCTTAAGATTGGTTATCTAATCGATGAAAACGTTGGTTGGGACGATGACCCTGAGTGGCGTTTTTATGACGAAGCTTCGGGTAACATTAAGTTATATAACCGCGGCGTTCATAAGTCGAGAGTAAAACGAATAGTATATGCGGAGATTCCAGATGAGGAAGAGTGAATGGCGAATCAGAGAGCTCGTTAACGGCGAGTGGGCTGTTGAATCCCGCTCGTACTTACCTTATGTAAAGGAAAAGTACCCCAATAGTACAGATGCTCATGTTGAGCAGGAATGGTGGAATTGGCAAACTCATAAAACGTACAAATCTGCGGTGAAGCAAGCTAACTATCTTGAAGCCAAGGAAACGTTTGAGGGTCGTATTTTGTATCCGCCTATTCATGATGCAAAGCCGTTTTGGAAATTTTGGTAAAGGTATTTTATTATGAAACTAACTATGGTTATCCACGTTGATGATATAGATCAGTCAACACTCGAATGGATTGAGTCACTCATAGATAAAGCACGCGAACAGGGGTCTGTTGATTCGTGTATTATGACTGAGGTTCCATCTACCATTGATTTTGGTACGTATCTCTGATGACTTCCGTTCGTAAAAAAACCACTGAGCAGTTGTTTGAAGACGGCTTCTCTGAGATTATGCTTGGTGCATTTCGCCTTCGTAAAGAGGGTAAACACCAAGAAGCATATGACCAGCTCGGTTATGTTATCAATCTCATTATGGAAGACCGTGCTGAGCTGCGTAAAATTCCAGGAGTAAAACCATGAATCGTTTTATTACAACTTGGCGTAAAACTGAACAGGTTTTGGAGTGGGACTATCACATCAGTCAAGACCTAGCTGAAGCTGAGCGTGTTGTTGAAAATATCAAGCAACGTGGTGTAATTCAATTTTACACGTACCCGATTGGTGATGCTCCGATTGCAAACCTTACGTGTGATTTTGGAAGGAATTAATTATGAACAAATATAAAATCGAATGCACTGAATGCAATGGTACTGGTGTTGCTGAAAATATCGGTGGTTGGGCTCGTCCGTGTGATGCCTGCCACGGTGAAGGTGACATCTATGTAGAGCTCCAGGACAAAATGTCACTCGAAGACGAGCAGCGTATGCTCGACGCTATTACATCAGCTGTACACGAAGCAATCGCTGAGGTTGGAATTGATGCGTTTAAAGCGATTTCAATGTTCAATCCGAGCAAAGGAACGCCAGTCGACATTCTCATTGATGGGTTGCAATATATCGCTGAAACAACTGAGGAAGCTCATATCAATAGCAAGGCTGAAGCGGCTCTGAATAACTATGAGATTGCTAAAAAGTTACCGCAAAAGAAAAGCACAGAGCTTGCGCTGATTATTTTTGATCTTGAAGTTGCAGCTACGACGTTTGAAACAGTGCAATCAACTGAACAACGTGAAGCAGTTTTCAACGCGAGTCACGCAAAGTTGTTACGTGATGCTATTAAAATTTTGAATGAAGTGAGAGGAAAGTAAAGTGTTTGGAATTTATCTGATTGGTTTAGTGGTTACTTGGGCAGTTGGTTTTTACCTCGCTGGTCGTTTTGACGAAAACGAAAAAGGTCCTATGAACGACCTATTCAAAAACGATTTTGAAATTTTAACTACGTTTGGCGGTGTTGGAGTATTTTGGCCACTCGTACTTGTTATTGCTGTAGTACTTGCGCCGTTCATTTTAATCTACAAGCTCGGCGCAAAACGTAGAGCAAAAGCAGCTGCTAAGAAAACAGTTGATTAAGTTGAGTTAATTATTATAATGAGAATGTAGCGTAAAACACACTACAAACATGTATTGAAAGGTAAGTTTATTATGTTCGAGTCATTTAGTCCGTTGTATGCCATGGGTATTTTTGTCACCCTTGGTGTTCTTGGTGCCGCGCTTGCAATGGCGTTTGTATGGCGCCGTGTTGTACCAACCAATATGGTGCACATTGTTCAGTCGTCAAAAAATACCGTATCCTACGGTCGTGGTCGTGAAGCGGGTAACACCTATTACGCCATTCCATCATTCATCCCAATCTTCGGTGTTACTGTCACTCAGTTTCCAGAATCAATTTTCGACATCTCGCTGAAGGATTACGAAGCATATGACACGGGTCGTTTGCCATTCGTAGTCGACATTAAGGCATTCTTTCGCATTGCTGACAGTCAGATTGCTGCTCAGCGTGTTGCAAACTTTACAGAACTGCAGGGTCAGTTGATGGGAGTTCTGCAGGGTGCTGTTCGTGGTATTCTTGGTAATGACCGTTTGGAAAATATCATGCAAGACCGTTCGACTCTCGGTGAGAAGTTTACTGCTGAAGTTAACTCGCAGCTGCAAGAGTGGGGTGTTACCACAGCTAAGATGATTGAGTTCATGGATATCCGTGACTCTGCTGGTTCGCTGGTTATTCAGAATATGATGGCCAAGGAAAAGTCACGCATCGAAAAGGAAAGCCGCGTAACCGTTGCTGATAACATTCGTGAAGCTGAGGAAAAGGAAATCCAAGCAAAGCGTCAGATTGCATTGTCGCGCACTGAAGCAGAGCAACAGGTTGGTATTCGTAACGCTGAGATGGAACAGTCAGTTGGTATTGCTAAGGAAAAGGCAAACCAGGAAGTTCAGACTGAAGCCAAAATTACAGCTGAACGCCTCGCTGAAGTTAAAAAGGTTGAGGAAGTAAAGGCGGCTGAAATCGCACGCGATGTTGCCGTTGTTAAGGCTGAGCAGGATAAGTCCGTTCAGGTTGTTAACGCCGACGCTGAGCGTGAGTCTACCACACTAATTGCTACTGGTAAGCTCGATGCTACGAAAAAGGACGCTGAAGGTATTGCCGTGGTTGGTAATGCTAAGGCTGAAGCAGAGAAAGCCATGTTGCTTGCACCTGTTAACGCTCAGATGACGTTGGCTAAGGAAATCGGTGAGAACCAAGGTTATCAGACCTATCTTATCGAAATTCGTCGAGTTGAAGCAACTGAAACAGTTGGTAAGGAAATGGCTGTTGCCATGTCTAATGCTGACCTGAAGGTTATTGCTAACTCGGGTACTGTACAGGGTGGCGTTGCTTCGCTGGGTGATATTTTCACTCCAGCAGGTGGTACTTCGATTGCAGGGATGCTCGAAGCGCTAGGCCAAACTGATCAAGGTAAGGCTTTGATTAACGGTGTTACTGCTAAGTTGAGCCCAACTACAGGTTCCCCGATGGGCCCAATTGGCGACCCGGGCGCTACAAAGGCTGTGCGAACTAAAAAGCCAGCTTAAATTAAATGAGGGGCGACTGTAACAGGTCGCCCTTTTTTCTTGCCTTATTCAGAGAAGGCATTATATATAATGTATGTACAAGATAGACTTGTATTAATATAGCCACAAAGGAGTTTTGGGCAATGGAAAAAGAGTTTGACCTATTGGTCTTTATTGGTCGGTTTCAACCGTTCCACGTTGAGCACAAACGTATCATCGATACCGCTCTCGAAAAAGCAAAGTACGTTCTAGTACTTGTTGGTAGCGCTGGCAAGGCCCGCACCATACGAAACCCATTTACATTTCAAGAGCGCACTCAGATGATTCGAGATAGTTATAATCTCAATCAAGCAGGCATGGATGACGGCGCATATGACCGTACCATCGACCTTCGCCTCTCAATTAAACCCCTATTCGATAAAACTTATAATGATGCTGCTTGGATTAATCAAGTGCAAAGCATTGTCAAGGAAGCATCGCTACGAGCCGTAAATAACAACGGGTTTCAAGCATCTGGTCTCAATGATGCTAAAATCGGTCTAATTGGCATGGCCAAAGACCACACCTCGTATTACCTCAAAATGTTCCCGCAATTCGATTCGGTTGACGTCCCATTACACAACGTAATGCACGCGACGGAAGTTCGTGAGCGCTACCTTGAAAGCGGTGAAATTGATAATTCGCTGGTACCTGAGAGCGTGGCCAACTTCATGGAACGCTTTAAGGATTTGGTTGAATTTCAGAACCTATCGGCTGAACTGAAATTCGTTCGTAACTACAAAAAGCAATGGGAAGCTGCACCCTATCCAGTTAAGCACTTAACCGTCGATGCTGTAGTTGTTCAGAGTGGTCACATCCTTCTCGTAAAGCGTAAAGCTGAGCCTGGAAAGGGTCTGTGGGCTATCCCTGGTGGTCACCTTAACATCGACGAACCGCTAATGGATGGTGTTATTCGTGAGCTTCGTGAAGAAACACTTCTCAAGATTCCTGACCCGGTTCTACGCGGTAACGTTGTTGAATCGCGCATGTTCGATGACCCGCATCGTTCGACCATTGGACGTGTAGTGACTTATGCTGCTTTTATTAAGCTACCTGATGCACGCGAATTACCAAAGGTAAAGGGTGCTGATGATGCTATCAAAGCAAAGTGGGTACCTATTAGTGATCTTCAAGAGGATGCTTTCTTCGACGACCACTACCACATCATTCAATACTTCTTGGGGATTTGATCATGGCTACTATAATTGAATATTATGAAGTGTTTCATGCTGACATGATGAGCGGTGCTGGAAATCTACCATCTGTTGCTGCTTGTTTCAGTAGCGCTGCACTCGCTAAAGCATATGCTGATAAAGACAAATATCTGTATATGCCATCTGGTCCAAAAACAATCACAATCTATGATGACTTAGAGGAAATTGTTGAAGCGAGACGTAAGGCTGCATATAAATCTGCACTTGCTAAACTTACGCCAGATGAGCGTGCAGCATTAGGAGTACTTGACCATGGTTAAAGTTGTTGGAAGAGACGAATCAGCTGTAAAGCGAGTCACGTGTCGCAGTTGCGCGAGTATTCTCGAGTATAAACTCTCTGAGATTAAATCGTATCAAGCGGGTGATTACAGTGGTGATACGTGGATGGAATATTACATTGACTGTCCTGATTGCAGCAAAAAAGTTATCGTGAAGGGTTATTGATATGACTAAAGAACAGTTTATGACAGAATTTGTAATTGCATTCGTTCGCAACGGTAATTACACAACCCCGTATGGTTCTGAGTTTAATTACATCGTTGCATCTGCTGAAGAGCGCTGGAAAGAGATTCAAAAGAGTCTTGGAAGGAACGTTTGATGACTAAACCATATTGCATAGGTTCTGATGAATGGAACGGCCTTTCAAAGCTTATTGAAGAGCTTGGTGAACTACAGCAGGTTTGCGGTAAACTTATCGGTTCTGAAGGAAGCACATCACATTGGTCATATGACCTCAGAGAGAAGTTTATTGAAGAAACCGGCGACGTTTACGCTGCTATGGACTTTTTCCTTGAAAAGAACTTCTCGATGGATGAGCTCGGCCTTGTTTTAGACCAACGAGAGTATAAGACTGAAAAGTTTAAAAAATGGGATAAGGATGTTCGAGATGCTGCAACACGCGAGGGGTAATCTTCTTGACATGGCTGAGAACGGTCTCTTTGACGTTATCGTTCACGGCTGCAATTGTCTAAACACAATGGGCTCTGGTATTGCCAAAGAGATTAAAGAGCGTCACTTGGGCGCTTATTTGGCTGACCATAACTTTTCAACCCGTACTGAGCCGGTGATGAAACTTGGTAATTATAGTTGGGTACAAACTGATTACCGTTATCCACTAAAACCATTTATCATCGTGAATGCTTATACACAACTTAATTACATGCCGCGTGGTAAGGACCATTTTGAGTATGATAGCTTCAAGGTGATTCTACGTAAGTTACTAGAAGTATATGGTGATAAAAATATCGGTTTCCCATATATTGGTATGGGACTTGCTGGTGGAGATAAGGAACGCATTATGGGGCTTCTCATAAAGTTCGCTGAGCAAGTCACAAAAAGAGGTGGCACTGTTACGTTGGTAGAGTTCAATGCCTGAGTGTAAATGCATTATAAAATGTCAGCGCTGGGGGTATTCCCAGGATGGAACCTGCGGTTACTTTGTACCATATAACCCGTTGGATGAAAGGGTTTGTAAACAGCTAATTTACAAAAATATGAAACCACATACAGTTGTAAAAGTAGTTGATTATACTCCAAAACAATACTACAATGAATCAACAGCCAAAGAGATAGACTCAGAGGCATAAAACAAATAGAGGAGTTCTATTATGACTAAGAATATTATATTAAATTCGGACAGCTACAAATACAGTCAGTTCAATCAATATCCGCCTCGTACGGAATACATCTACAGTTATATTGAAAGCCGTGGTGGCAAATATGATGAAACTGTATTCTTTGGCTTGCAGGCGTTTATTAAGGAATATCTGACTACACCAATCACGAAGGAAATGATTGATGAAGCTGAGCTGATTATTACAGCGCATGGTGAACCATTCAATCGCGCTGGTTGGGAATATATTCTCCGAGCACACGAAGGTTACCTTCCGGTTGAAATTAAAGCTGTTCCAGAAGGTACTGTTGTACCGTTTCAAAATGTACTCGCGACGATTGTAAATACTGATCCTAAATGTTATTGGTTGACATCGTTCCTAGAAACGCCGTTGCTTCGTGCAATCTGGTATCCTACTACGGTTGCAACAAACAGTCGCGAAATTAAAAAGGTGGTTTTAGATGCTCTCACACGTACAGGAAGCCCTGCTGACATTAACTTTAAGTTACACGATTTTGGTGCTCGTGGTGTATCTAGCCTTGAGAGTGCTGGCATTGGGGGAGCAGCCCACCTCGTCAACTTTATGGGTACTGATACGGTTGAGGCGTTGCTTTTTGCTCGTCGCTATTATGATGCCAATATGGCTGGTTTTAGTGTACCTGCCATGGAGCACAGTACTGTAACCAGCTGGGGCCGCGAGCGCGAAGTTGATTCGTATCGTAACATGGTTAAGCAGAACGGTAAACCTGGTGGTATTGTTTCGGCTGTATCTGACAGTTATGATATCTACGAAGCGTGCAAGCTTTGGGGAACTGAGCTCAAGCAAGACGTTCTTGATTCTGGCGCAACTCTCGTAGTTCGTCCGGATAGCGGCTATCCTGCTGAGGTTGTACTAAAATGTGTTGCTATTCTAGCATCGTATTTCGGCACGACTACAAACGAAAAGGGATACATGGTTCTCAATAACGTTCGCGTACTTCAAGGTGACGGCGTCAATATCGATTCTATCACAGAAATTCTGAAAGCACTCGAAGCGTGGAATTACAGCGCCGATAACGTTGTCTTCGGTCAGGGTGGTGCATTGCTTCAAATCGTCAATCGCGACGACCAGAAGTTTGCAATGAAATGTAGTGCTGCTTTCATCGATGGTAAATGGGTTGATGTTTTCAAAGACCCTATTACTGACAGCGGTAAGCGCTCGAAAAAAGGACTCCTGTTCCTTGATTATCAAGGTCCACTACTTGGTTACAGAACAATCACACGCGATTTCGCATCGAAGTGCTATACAAACGGGCAACCAATTAAGGATGTTTTACGCACTGTTTATAAGAACGGAGCACAGCTCAACTTTATGACGTTTGATGAGGTCCGAGCGAACGCAGAGATAAAATAAATCTCAATCATGATTGGGATGGCATATAAATAATGTATGGAACAAAAAACCAAAGTGCTTTATGCCATCCCATGCGCCTTCGGATACCCAGAACCGGGAGAGAAGGACAGTTTATTCTTCCTTACGTTTACGACGAGGGACGAAGATGAAGCTTACACACTCGCGAAATGCGTATGTGGTGATGATGGAGAAAAAGCTTTGGTAATAATTAGCGAAAGTGGAGAAATATTCCACCTATAAAATAATATTATAACTTTTTTTAAAAAATCAGTTGCTTTATCTCGTAAATAAAGCTATATATTAATCTATAGGGCGGCAGTAATGCGGCCTTATACTTTTCTCAGAAATGGGAAAAATAATTTCTTTTTACAGTTGCATTTAATTTAAAATGTGTCTATAAGAAGGGATAGGGTGGATGAGAAATCTGAAACTCGCTCTTTGACATTGTTAGATAGAGATCTTAATGGCGGGACGTTCTTCGGAGCTCCCGCCATAAGAGACTTTTTAGTAAAGCGTATTGTGCGGTGAAGCTAGTGCTTAGCAGTGGGGTGTAAGTCCCGCGTGACGGTTGAACTCCGAGGCTCCGTGTACAATTGTGATATAGTCGGCAAGGCAGTACGCTTTACTAAAAAGTCTCTTTAAGTAAATGCATCCAAGCATCAGCACGGGTGGCATAGGGAGTGACTGATACACTCTTGAGGGCTGGAATTCCTAGGTACTGAACAAGTACTGTTTGGCGTGCATTTTCTTAAAGAGATTTAACTAGGTGTGGACTAATGGTAAGTCGTCTGGTCTGGAGCCAGGACATCATGGGGGTTCAAGTCCCTCCACCTAGACCAATTTAATAGTTGCATTTAATCTTAAATGTGCCTATAAGAAGATATGAAGTTAATTAAGCATCTTGAAGAACGTGGTATGAACCCGAAGCTTTATAATTTCGCAAGGAATTATTCTTCGAACTGTATCACATTCTACCTCTGGAACCTTTCTGGAGAGATGGTTGGTTATCAGCGTTATCGTCCTGATAAGACGAGTAAAAAGACTAACAACCCAAAGTTGTCTCGTTATTTTTCTCGCTTGAGGGAAAAAGATGGTGTATTCGGTCTGGAAATTTTGAATCCTGCTGATAGAACTATCTATGTTGTAGAAGGTATCTTCAAAGCAGCTGTATTACATCGATTAGGATATAATGCGATTGCGGTGTTAACTTCTACACCAAAGCGAATGAAGCCATGGTTTAAGATTATGCGCCAGACTTGGAACATAATCGCAATTGGCGACAATGATGATGCAGGTAAGCATTTGGTTAGTATCGTTGGTAGAGGCTTTCAGTCTCCTATTGATCTTGACGAAATGTCAGATGCAGATATCATAGAGTTACTCCGCGCGTGCAACACACGGTAAGCCGGCAGAAACCGGGGATGGGCATGGGCTCAGCAGTACTAAGTCTGTCAGCTTAGTACACCAGTGACAGCTGGGTTGATAAGGTTCGAATCCTTACTGTCCCCCTATAATTTTAATGGTTATTAAACCATTCCTGATTTGGCTGGCGGCAGCCCTTGGAGGATACCAAATAAGTATACCGTCACAGTTACTATCGCGATGCTCGGTATCGATGAGAGCGGCTGCGAGAAAGCACGTCTAGGTCAGCCCTACTGGAGCCTAGATTCAAGCGTGGGTCTTACAGCGTAAGAGCCCCCATCCGGTAGGGACCAGTTTCATGGCCTCGTAGTTCAATTGGCTAGAGCGCTTCCCTGTCCAGGAAGATGTTGAGGGTTCGAGTCCCTTCGAGGTCGCCATTTTAGCCGAAGACCGCCGGCAAAGCAAAGGTTTAATCGCCGGATGCAGCACGGTCACAGTTTTAGAGTTGTTACAGCAAAACACAAAACGCTTAAACAATGGATGTCTTAGCGGACAAAAGCAACTCTGTAGAATACGATTTTGGAACGGTTCAGCAAAAAACCTTATGGTCGCTCAACGGTAGAGCATCTGACTTCTAATCAGACAGTGCGGGTTCAATTCCCGTCCAAAACAAACGTTCCAGTAGATAAAGCATTAAGGTTCGGAGTAATTACCCGGCCTTAAGGTCCCAATGAGTGTGTGGATAGGGAGTAATTACCCCAAAATGGCACACTCATTGCTTCGTTCGTCTAGCCCGGCAGGACACCCTCGTGCAGAGGGAAACATGGGTTCAAATCCCATACGAAGGTTACGACTTTTTAGATGAGTATTGCTGGTAATTCGAGCAACATCACCTTGATACGGCTTCACGTCTCCGGACAATACTCATCTAAACAGTTTAAGGCTTGATTCAGCATTCCAATGTTTTGATATAACAACAAGACAAGCCTGTAGAGATTTATTATGACTAAATTGACAATTCCAGCTAAGTATGATACACTCACACCTGCGCAGAGACGTGCAGTGAGAGAGCGATATATTAAGTTACAAGATTGGAAATGTTCGCATTGCGGTTCAGATATTGAATCTAAACCAGCAGCGCATATTGAGAATAAAAGCATAAAGATGAGTCTATTTCCGAAAGGATTCTTAGACCATCCTGTTCACCTTCATCACTGTCGCTGTACAGGAATGACGATAGGTGCAGTACATGCTAAGTGCAATGCTGTCTTATGGCAGTATCACGGAGAATAAAGTTTTTTGCCGGTATAGCTCAGATGGTAGAGCGCCACTCTTGTAAAGTGGATGCCCGGGGTTCGATTCCTCGTGCCGGCACCAGAGATTTATATGAAATTGTTCAAACTTGAAAGTTATGATTTTGTTACTGCTTGGGGTGATACTTGGAGAGTAACAATATTAGCCGATAAAGCAACAGGCGGTAAAGCTTATGCTGAGGCACATATAAAAGTATTAAAATAGGCTTCCTATACTGAACCCGTGAAGGGATAGAGAGAACTGTTGCAACAGGAATCACTATCTGGGAAGATTCAGCGCTGCAGCGTAAAGAATCAAGGTACACTTAGGGAGCCACTCATATTCCGGGCTGATAGTATAACGGGATTACAGTGGCTTTGCAAGCCTCTGATCGGGGTTCGATTCCCCGTCGGTCCACCAGATTTAAATGCGCTTGTCGTCTAATGGCTAAGGCAACCGGCCGATTACCGGTTTATCGGGGTTCGAGTCCTCGCAGGCGCACCAGATTAAAGGATGAGGCTACTGGATATTAGTTCCAGACGCACGTAGAATCTAACACTAACCATACGTGATGTTAGTAAATGCACTTGTAGCTCAGTTGGTAGAGCGCCAGATTGAAGATCTGGGCGTCGGCGGTTCGAGCCCGTCCAGGTGCACCAGTTTTGATGAAGTAGGAACGGAAACGTATCAACACAGCCTTCGGGTAGCGCGCAATGTGCTAGTAAATGTGAATCCTACACAATGGGCCTGTGGTGTAATTGGTAGCCGCGCTGGACTTAGAATCCAGTTCTTCGGAGTGAGAGTTCGAGTCTCTCCAGGCCCACCATTTTTAGGAGTAGTTATGATTGGATGGAAGTGCAAACGTTGCGGTAATAAAAAGACCGAAGGATGTGGTGCGCCTGATCAAACTGTTCTTGTACAATATGATGACGGTAGTAGTGAATACGTTCACCCTGCATGTCCATTGGAACCAGTAGGTCTTACAAAGCTCTATTGGAAATTTAAGTTAATGTCCGCCGGCTGAGCATAAGTGAGCTCAAGTGACTGTAAATCACCCGCGTAAAAGTAAGTCTGTGTAGGAGCGTTACCTACTCGGCGGACCAGTATAAATAAGAGTATGAGCGGCCATGGTGTTTAACGGCTAGCATAACAGCCTTCCAAGCTGATGGTACGAGTTCGAATCTCGTTGGCCGCTCCAGTTTTAAAGTTTAGTGCGGAGTAGAGGAGCCTGGTCGTCCTCGCCAGTTTCATAAGCTGGAAATCGCTGGTTCGAATCCAGCCTCTGCCTCCAATATTACAGTTTGACGCGGGGTAGAGGAGTGGTTATCTCGTCTGGCTCATAACCAGAAGTACGTCGGTTCAAATCCGTCCTCCGCAACCAGTTTTATGTGAAGTGAAAGGTAATATTATGTTTGATATTTTGATTGTAATAGGTGTTGTGGCCGTAATTGCTGCAGTTGTTTACTTTTCCGTTCCTGCAGAGGATCCTGAAGTGATTGCAGCTCGCGAGAAATATGGTAAGATTGACATTTAATAGTTGATTACTTTACGGGACGAGCGTATACAAAGATATGAAAAGTTTAATAGTATATATACCCGGTTGGGGCAGCTCGCCACAAAGTGAAACAGCTAATAAGATTAAGGACGCGTTTCCGAATGAAACGTTTATGTGTCCTAGAGCAGATCATCATGATACGAGTCCTAAAGTGACTCAAGCTCAGATGGATGCATTAGGTAAGAGTCTTATGAATCGTCACGATGCTGTTATAGTAGGTTCTAGCGCAGGTGGGTTCTGGGCCGATTATGTCGGTTCTGTGTACGGTATCAAAACCGTTCTTATTAACCCTTCGTTACACCCTTCGACGAATTTTAAAAAGTATAATCTACCTGCTTCGTTCTACAAAGAATATGCAGAGATTGAAAAGTTTGTTAAGTCGCATCATCGCCATCACATGGTAGCATTTGCTGGTGATAAAGATGATGTTGTACCGATGAAGTTAGTTACTACACATTATAAAAATCCAGTCGTGCTGAAGGATGAGGGCCATAGATTGAAAGATCTTAGTCCAGTTGTTAAAATGATTCAAGCGATGATCGGAAATAATCCGGAGCATCAATAATGAAATCGTTTAACGATTTTCTCATAGAAGGTTTTAGTATTTTACACGCCGAGAATGGTGACGAAAAACAAAAGCATTCTAAGCATGTCTATGATATGGTTCAAAAGGCTTACCACTCGATTGGTGGTATCCATGGTTCAGGATTCAAAGACCATCACGATATGGTCAAAAACATCCACACATGGAAGTTGCATAAGGACCATGAAGGTAAAGTACGCGCAGTAGGTCTTTATAAACATAAAGATGGTGCAATGAAACGCGTAGCTGTTGCTACGGACGGTACGCACGAAGGCAAAAGAGGTCTTTCGCATATTGTCAAGCACGACCTGAAGAATAAGAGAGCGTATGTAGAGACCTCAGGACCATCACTTAACTTTCATAAAAAGGTTCATGGCGATGTCAAGAAGTTTGCTCTTACGCACGACCAAGTTAAAGCTCGTATGCCTGATGATGAGATACGAAAAGCTCCTCACGATGACCCTGAAGTAGTCAGACATCCTGAGTTAAAGCATCACTTCTACCAACGTAAGATTGGTGGAGATTGGCACACGAAGGTTGCTTTAGGTAACCACTAAGTTTAATGCCTCAGTAACCCCCGCCGCTACGAACGGTGAGTCAGGTAACTGGATTGAAAATGCAGGTTCGAATCCTGTCTGGGGCTCCAGTTTAACGCGCCTTTAGTTTAACGGTAAAACGGCCGGATTTATATCCCGGAGCCCAGATTAGGGGTCGATAATGGTTCAAATCCATTAGGGCGCACCATTTATATTCCTTAATTTGCTAAATAGCAGGTAGTCAATTCGGACTACTATTTAAGGAAATCCATATGACAGAACCATTCTATAAGCAAAAAGGCTGGTGGAAGTCTGGCGGTGTTTGGACCGGTATTATTGCATCTGTTTACGCAGGTCTTCAGTTCCTAGGTCTTGATCTTCCGTTCGGCCTTGACGTTGCAACACTCAACGAACTAGTTCTTGCTATGGTAGGTGTACTAGGAATTTACTTCCGCGTTCGCGCTACTGAAGAAATCGCTCCAGCAATTATTCCAACAGCTGGCGCATAATTAGAGAGAATTTATGACAACTGTTTACCAATTTGAGGATGGCAAAATAATATTTGTCGCACATGAAAATGGGCAACTTAAATTGGTAAACGTTGTACATAATGATATAGATATCGCGAATGAAGTCGCTGATTATCTTATTACCAGTTTACGGGGATTAGCGCAGTCTGGTTAGCGCACCTGCTTTGGGAGCAGGGGGTCATAGGTTCGAATCCTATATTCCCGACCATTTTCGGAGTATACGACGCCCGAATGCTAGATAAGTTATCCTGCAATGGATAACCTAGGGTGACATGGAATGATGGGTCTCATGAGCCTACATTCGTCTGTGCAAGAGCAACATGGATTGACTCCTATTCAGACTACTCCAACCAATTTCATACTCCAAGCAAAGCGCAGTATGAAAGGCGTCGCTAGTAAGTTCAAATCAGCATGTTGAGCTGAATACGACGCCACTTTTTTGAGACGGCGTAGTGTAGGGGTAACACGACAGCTTGTGGTGCTGTAGTCCCGGGTTCAAATCCCGGCGTCGCGACCAGTTTAGGATATCGATATGAAACGTGTAAATGTAAAAGAGTTTTATAAAGATATCATGAAGAGGTTTCCAAAAACAATGGAATATCTTCGCAAATCAGAATCGAAATGTCGGCAAGCCGGACAATAGATAGCATGCATCCAAGCTGCTTGGGTATAATACAGGTTTCAGTTTTATGGCGAACAGTTTCTGAAAAAAACAACGCCTTACAGTTTTATATCTCGTAAGTGTTACGGTAGCACGACTGGTTCCAACCCAGTTAGCGTGGGTTCGACTCCTACACGGGATGCCATTTCAGGAGGTTGCATATGACAATGCAGGAAGCAGGAAGCTCGGAAAGAACTTCAAAAAGATAATTCCCTTATACCGTTATTTTGGTCGAGGGTGTACTGGTTTAGATTGGAGCGACGTCGCTCTCTTTGCTATGTATGAATACGAAACACATGGTGCCAAAAAGGTCAAATCTAATAATGGGTTTGCATACGGTAAAATGATGATGGATATTTCCATAACAATGTGGAAAGAAGACTTGAATCACACGCTCTGGTTAGAGGAACTTTACGAAGATCCAAACTTACCTGATTGGTGGATTCAAAAAATTATGAAAGGATGAGTTATGACTATTAGTAATCGTCTTTGGACAGATGACGCAAAAGAAGAAATCTTGAATTCAAGTCCAGAGAGCTCGGTCTATGTAGGTTGTGACTCTATTCGATTCAAGAAGAAGGATATGTGGTACGCTAAGTACTCCACAGTTATTATCGTTCACAAGAATTCGAGACATGGTTCCAAGTTGTTCCATACTTCGATTGATATGCCTGACTATGGTAACATGAAGCAGCGTTTGTTAACAGAAGTTCAGCTTGCTGTTCAGACTGCTCTTGATATCATGGATACAGTTGGCGACCGTCACTTTGAAATTCACATTGACGTTAACCCAAATCCAAAGCACAAGTCAAACGTTGCCGTTAAGGAAGCGTTAGGTTGGGTACGTGGTTCTCTGGGTCTAGATGCGAAGATTAAGCCACAATCATGGGCTGCTACGCACGCCGCTGACCACGCTGTAAGACATTTACATTAAATTAAGCTCCATTCCTTATATCAGTTGACTTCTTTTCAAAAAGAGTCTATCGTAAGATATAAGGAATGGAGATATTATGACCGAGGAAGCCACCGCACGCAAGCTAAAGCAAGACGTGTTTATTCGGGTCTGCAAAGACTCAGGTTTTAAGCTAACTTGGACCAATGCAGCTATCTTAGCAGGTAATATGCTTAACTGCAGCCCGCTTGAGATTTGGATGACAATGGACATGCAAACCATGGAAAAGATTGCCGCAGGTGAGCATCCAGTTTGTGAAAAATAAAGCTTGACTTATTATCAAAAAGTAGTTATAAGAAGATATAACGAATGGAGATAATCATGTTGCCAGAGATTTATCAAGTGATTCTTACGAATTTCAACGGTGAAATTTACACAGGAACTTCGAAAGAGGAAGCAATGGATAAGGCTGTATGGGCTGGTTTTGAAACGACTGTTCTTTTGGATGGTTCGTTGTTCGCTACTTACTCACCTATCTCAGGATGGAAAAAGTATGCCACAGCTTAATTTTGATGAATGGTACGAAGCTACCTATCACGTGTCCTTTAAGGAAATAGTTGAGAATACGGATGCTATGTACCAATATTTGGTAGCGCGTGAAGCGTGGAATGCCTCACGTGAAAATCTTAGAACATGGGATACTTGAAATGGTAATTCGTCGTAAACGTATGCAGGATGAGATTGTAATTGATCTCACAGGACCACAGGGCAATGCATTTTGCCTGCTTGGACTCGCCAAAGGATACGCAGACCAGCTCGACCTTGATGCGGAAGCAATCATGGAAGAGATGAAGTCTGGAGATTATGAAAACCTTGTCGAAACTTTCGATAAGTACTTTGGTGAATACGTCGTTCTCGAACGTTAAGGTATTCGAAATGGAAGATTTATATAGTGACGAACTCGTAGCAGAATCGCTCGAATTCGAATCTCAGTTTGAATGGCCTGAAGGCTGGTCAACTGATCCACAAGAGTTTTAATATGAGATACGTTGTATTTGATCATCGACATGCTGAGGGTAAGGGTTATACTTATAGCCAACAGCAGATTGAAGATATTCTTGAAATTATAAAAACAAGTGAACATTTTTTTGTTTACCTTCAAGAACCAACGATAACACCCTCGTTTGGTCGTGTAGTGGGTAAATTAGTTAACCCTGAGTTTGACGGTAATGTTATTACCGCTGAGCTCAATACACGTCAAACCCCAATGGGTGGCGTCGTAGACGGAATGTTATCTGAAGGATGCGAATCATTACGAATAGTTATTAGCGGTACGGGTAATATCGTAGATGGTACTGTGAGAAATTACAAACTTACTGGTGCGTTTATGTATAGTCAACCCGATATCATGGTCGATTAGCTCAGCGGTAGAGCAACTCCTTTACACGGAGAAGGTCGGCGGTTCAATCCCGTCATCGACTACCAGTTTTGATAGAGTCCATGTAGTCATGGAACAGTATTTAAGGTTGCTACAAAGTGCGTGAGTCGGGAACCCTTGCTTGTCACGCCGCTGGCGATTCGGGTCTACGTCCGAACTATCAAATTAAACGTTGCCTTTCATCCGAAATGGGTCTATAGTAAGATATAGATTGAAAAGGCTTTTATTATGACCCTCGTAAGCATTATGAGAGACATCGGTATTGAGTGTGAAATCACTGTACCGGGTCGTATTGCAACCGTTGATTTGCCGCATGTGAAAGCAGAGAATGAACGCATTCTCACTCCCATGGTATTAACAATCAACGAAGCGCTACAAAATGCAGGCCTTTTAGGCACATGGAGGGCGAAGACGGGCGGTACTACAACAGAACGTTGGATACTGCTTATCGGTAAGAAATAAGAATATCTCTGGTCCGAACCGGTGGATAGTAAGTCAACTCAAAGTACACGGGTTGCAAAAGATTGATATCAGGGTTCGATTCCCTGCTAGCCATTTGGAGCACATATCAAATGCCAGAGACTAATATTATGAAGTATGTTACAGACGGTAAAAGACATCTCGTATGTGTTCCCTATTCGATAGAGAACCTTCACGAAATGGCGCGACAATTGAATATAAAGCGTTGCTGGTTTCATAAGAATCATTATGATATACCAATACGTCGTCAAAAAGAGATAGAAGCTCAATGCGAGATAGTGTCGCCTAAGAAAATAGTTGATATTATTAAGAATTAAGCTATATATTAATTAAGAGTTTATTCTCCTAGGGCCCTATTGGCAGGGGCACGTGGCTGTTAACCACGGTGTTGTAGGTTCGAATCCTTCTAGGAGAGCCAGATTACGTCTGATTTAGTTCAGACTACAGCCGAAGCTGAGAGTTTTACGGACCCGTAACTCAGTAGGTAGAGTGTGGGCCTTTTAAGCCTAAAGTCGTCGGTTCGAACCCGACCGGGTCCTCCAGTTTATTGCGGTGTTTGCCTAAGCTCTGATCAGATAGGTAATAGTAAGATACTTTCGGAGGAAATGCCGTCTGTATCGATAGATAATGTAGGTGCAACTCCTATCGCTGCAGCCAATTTTGAAGTGATTATGTTAATGTGAAATTATGGTGGTCGAGGTGTTGATGGATGCATACTGGACTGTGAATCCGGAGGAACGGGATCGTTACCCGCCGACCACCCCATTATAACATAAAGGAATCCCACATGGGCCTAGTATCACTTTTAGTATTATTCCTCGTCGTCGCAATCTGCGTTTATATTGCAGTACGTATTATCGATGAGACACTACCCGGCACGCCTAACATGATTGCAAAGATTGCAGTCTTCGTTATCGCTGCTGTCGTTGTTCTTCAACGTTTAGGTATTCCGTTAGGTTTTTAAGGTAACACGTTTGGGTATTTCGAATCAGAAAGGAGACATCGGGGAAGCTGCATTTATACTAGCCGTTGTCAAAAAAGGTTGGTGGTTTGCTAAGATGCCTCAGGATTGCCCTTACGATATGGTCATTGACCGTAGAGATGGTTCAGGCCCTAAACGAGTTCAAGTTAAGTATCGTGCAATCGAAAAAAGCGGTGCAGTAAGTATTCAGCTTACTTCAACAGCTTCAAATCGTAATGATTATACTGTTGAAAGCATCGATTACTTTGGAATATACCTTCAGGACACTGAAGAATGTTTCTTAGTTCCTATATGTGATTTACCTATTAAAGGTGCTATATACTTTCGTTGTATAGATGCAAAGAATAAACAAATTGAAAAAGTGCGTAGCATATATCAATTTGAAAAACTTTAAGCCCGCGTAGCTCAAGAGCAGAGCAACGAGCTGATAACTCGGAGACAGGGGAGCGTTACCTCTCGTGGGTACCATTTTTAGGAGAAGAGAATATGTTTGGATTGTTTGATAGTCTTGCAGAACTCACTACGAATGTAGTTAAGGTTGCTACTGCACCGATTGAAGTCGCAGTTGATCTTACGAACGCTGTAGTAAAGCCAATGGCTGAAGCTGCACAGTTCATCACTGAAGATATTAAGTCGATTAACGACTAAGTATAAATAACCTATTATCAATAGGAGTTTATATGCAAAAGTTTAGTGAGTTTGCCGATACAAGAGCAGAGCATGAAGTGTTAGTTAATGCAGTACATCACCGCATGAAACAACTTGACACTGACCATCCAAATGCTCACATGACGGGTGACGTCTATAAAGAAAAGCAACACCTTAAAAAGTTACATGGTAAATTATCCGCTAGATTGTAATGCGCATAATTATATAATAAAGGAATATACATGACTAGTTCTGATTATTTGACTATGGCTGAGAATCGTTTTGGTTCTGTGCAAAGGTATTTTCCTAATTCATCTGAAGCAAACCGCTTTGCTGGTATTGTAGCAGATATTATAATGAATATGACTCACGAAGAGCGTATTGCTCATAGTGAAAAGACAATTGAGACTCCTGCGATGAAAGATGCGCGCCTTAAGAAAGAGCGCCACGCACTGATTCAAATGGAAATGAATAAAGATAGTAACAGTATTTAAATAATGGTCCGTTAGTCCAATGGCTAAGACGCACGCCTGCAAAGCGTTGAGATACCGGTTCAAGTCCGGTGCGGATCTCCATTTAGGTAACAATTATGCTAAAGTATAAAACGGTTGCAACTGAAGACGACCCGGTTTTCAAAGCTGCTTTTTGGGAATGGTACGATAACCTTCCTGAGATTGCTAAGAAAGAATACATGTATAATCGTTACGATGTGTCAGAAGAATACTTCAGAGAGTTCTTCTACAAAAAGTAATGCGGGTATAGCTCAGCGGTAGAGCAGTTCGTTGCCAACGAACAGGTCGAGAGTTCGAATCTCTTTACCCGCTCCAGTTTATGCACTTGGTAGCTTAAAAAGCCCTTAGCGGGGTTGATATGAAAGTGGTTGATACATGCAGTCGACGGGCTGCGGGCGACGAAGCCGGATGTGGTTAAAGTCCACCATAGTGCCCATTATGATTTAGAGAATTTGTCACTGCTGAGAATGGTAGACAGAGTTGGTGCGGGGAAAGTTATTGATACCCTATAGCCGATTGACATAGGTAATAACACTCACTATGTTGTTATGGGTTCGAGTCCCATGTGACGAGTTCTCTAAGTTATAATGGCCCCGTCGTCTACTGGCTAGGACGCCGCCCTTTCAAGGCGGAGAAGGGAGATCGAAACTCCTCGGGGCTACCATATTAGGGTTGTTTACAGCAAACAAACAAAATGATTGGTTCGATTCCAATACTTCCCGCCATTTATGGGAAGTGCCAACGGTGGCAACAAAAACGGCAACCCGTCGATTTTATTCCCCTGTCGTATAGCGGCAATACCACAGACTCTGACTCTGTTAACATTGGTTCGAATCCAGTCGGGGGATCCAGTTTCCTGGAAAGAAAGTTATGCTATTGCGGGAGACGGTCCGGTAGTATCTACAACATAGGGGTAAGAATCCTCAGGAGCGTCACATAGAAAGATTCGTTATGAAATATAAAATGTATTGTATCTTCGCTCTTGAGAGCGTTAAGAAAATGAACGGTAATCGTGGTAAGCTCGCAAGTCAAGCTGGTCATGCTTACCTACACGCGTTTTGGGATGCGTGGTTCGATAGCGAAGATGAATCAAACAAAGAAGATATGGCACAGGTATATCGCAACAGCGAGCGTGTATTCAAGATTACTCTTATCGTTGACACTGTAGAAGAGCTTAAAGCTATCCAGGAACGATATAAGGATGTTTGCGGTACGAGCTTGGTAACGGATGCTGGTTTCACGGTATTCGATGAGCCAACGACGACTTGTTTAGGGCTTGGTCCTATCTCAGAAGAATATATTGGCGATGACATTAAACAGTTGAAAACTTTTCTGTAAGTCGCTATAAGTAATTAATAGGGCATGTTGGGCTACCACCACTGCAAGGCGCCAGGTGAGTCCGGGTTCGAGTCCCGCTATGTCCACCAATTTATATGATGGAGATGTGAGTATGTCGTGTAATACATGCGGAGGAAGACACGTAGGGCAATGCCCTGGTGTTAGTTGTACTTGTCGCGGTTGCGGATCACGGTATACCGCTGGTGTTAGATGGCATAATCATTTTTATTGTAGTTTTGGCTGTTGTGCTGTACGTCGTGCAGAACTAGCGCCACCTGAAGCAGATGATGATACATATTACTAAAGTTTATTTCCCTATCCTCTAATGGTAAGAGCGCAGACTTTGAATCTGTCAATTAAGGTTCGAATCCTTATAGGGAATCCAGTTTCGGCGCGGTAGCTCAGTGGTAGAGTAGGGGTCTCATACGCCTTTGGTCAGTGGTTCGAATCCACTCCGCGCCACCAGAATTTAACGTGTAGTACCTTTAATTCAATATGATATAGAAAGTGAATAATATGACTAAATCGATTACCGATGCAGTAGCAGCAAAGATCGCTGAAATCTCACCTAAAGTTAATGAAAAGGTCGTCGACCATCTCGTAGCACTTGAACTGGAAAAGCGTTCAACTGCAATCGTTGGCGGTTTGGATAAGCTTCGTGGTCTGCAAAATGACCTGCGTAAGATTCGTCCAGATGTTGGCGGTGCATTTGCCGAAGATGGTACTGAAACTAAGCCTACTTTGTACAGCAAGGCAAAATTCGACGAACGTAAAAAGCTTATCGAACAAATTGAAAAGCTTGAAAAGGCTCTTGACCTTGCCATCGATAAGGGCGATATGTCCAAGTTGTATGAGCTGAAGTAATGAATACGGTTGAGATGTTCCGGGAAGTCGAAAGACGAGTTTCTGATGGCCTTATGGAACATCTTTTTCCTAAGGCAACCCACTTTCATACATTACGAGAATGGCGCGATTGTGACTGTTCTTTTTGTGAAACTAAACGCAAAGCAACGCGTGACATTGCTATAATTGAATATCCTCGAGATTTTGACTTCAGTACTATCCGTAGTACACGTGGTTATGAGCTTTCTCAAGGAGAAAAGAAAGAGATTCGTCGTGCTGCTCTTCGTAAACACTACCGCACTAAATTGAAAGAAGTATATAATGACTGAGAATGTATCTGCAGAACAGCTTCGCCTGTTCATTGAGCGCGTAGAGCGCCTTGAAGAAGAGAAAAAGGGCATCTCCGATGATGTCCGTGACGTATATTCAGAAATGAAGAGTCAAGGTTTCGATACCAAGATTGTACGTCAGATTATTAAGCTTCGTAAGATGGACGCCAGCGACCGTCAAACGTTCGAAGCTGTCCTTGAAACATATAAGGCCGCACTTGGGCTTGACTGACGAACAGTTTTACAACGAATGTGCAAAGATTTTAGGGACGGTTTACGAGTGTGAACCGTTCCCTTGGACGTTCTCACGACGTACTCGCTGGAATAATCGTGCTCCAGGCTCAGGTAGATACCCAGGTTTTGGTATAATTCGTTGTTTTAGTAATACCGTTCATGTCAGTTTATATGAACCCATTGTATTCAATAAGGTCTTTTTATCAAAAAAAGATGCTCTAGACGGGTTAACAGTTGCATTATTACCCTAAATCGCTTATAAGAAGATATAAGATGAGAAAAAGGAAATAGGCAATGTTGGATATGTTAAATTATCTGAAGTTTTTCCAAAAGGACGTCGTCCAAGGTACTGCAAAGTATACTGGTGACGTTTTCTTCGCTGAGTTTTTCGGCGGCATTGCTAAGTTTTCAGTTGTCGAAATTGTCGATGCTGATATGTTCTTTGCTAAGTTGGAGGATTGAATCATGGAAAATTCGTATTGGAATAGCCGCGGTACATATCAAGATTTGTACGACAAGCTGCGTCCTCTGATTCCTATCTCAGGCGAAGTCGATGGCAAAAATAATAAAGCGCTTGAACGACTGCGTAAAGCTGCAAACGTTTATTATGACGTTTTCAACAACGGTTTGTGCAATCGTGGTAAGCAATTTTATGGCGTGTTTAAGTTTGCTGCAAGCAATTTTAAGCGCACTCGTTATGACCGTGATTATCGTGGTCGTATGGTGACTCGTCAGGAAATTATGTTCGACCGTATTGCTCGTCCTATGGATGAACGTATGGATGAAATCATTCTGGCAGCTGCCAAAGAGCAAGGAATTGTACAATGACTCGTTCAGAAGCAGTAGCCCCGCTTAAATCAGGCGAAGGTAGGCTAAAAGGTGAAGCTGGTATGCTACTACGCGGCCAACTTCGTCAAGCAGCTGTTCGCAATAATATTGACTATTATGAAGAGAAAACCTTTTGGTCGAGTCTTTTCATATTTCGCGGCGAAGCTCGTCGCATACAAGCATTCAAGGATATGCTCGATAGGGCATTGAGAGATTAATATGACCCCTAATATTGGTGATCATATAACTATCAATGGTAATCTCAGCGGTATCGTTTTTGATATTTGTGATGACCCAAAATACAATGCTAAGCATAGCATTGATACGAGGTGGATTTGGATAGAATATAAAGAAAAAGGCCGTAAAAAACGCACACGCATTCCTGAATGTAATTTAGCTGCGTACAATCCGGTCATTAATAAAGTTTAAGGAATTACAGTCGTTAGCGTAAAATCGGGAGTAGGGAAAGCGAGTCGAAACACTACGGTGGAATAGATCAGCCATATGCAAAATGGCAAGCATAATCCTAAATTCCTCCACGGTTCGAAACGTGATAAATAGAGGAAACGCAATACCTCGGCTGTAATATTATACAACACTTTATGTTTGATGCATACAAGTAAAGTGAGAAACTAAGCCTCAGACGTGGTTGCGCTGAGTATATGATGGGGTAAGAAGCCCAAGTTGACCACGAGATTCAAAGGTACTCTTTGCGGGCAAAATGCACATTGGCCTGTAAAGGTAGGAGAGGCGTGCAACCTCTCCGAGAGATTCAGATGAGGTGCGTTAGGTCTTGAGAAGCATCGCAGTGGGTGGTTCGTCCATCTCCAGTGACCTAGTGAGTCACCCGGCCTCGTGCCGGGTGCACGGTATTTTAAGGACGTTTAGCTCAGTAGGTAGAGCACGGGACTCTTAATCCCATGGTCCTCGGTTCGAGTCCGAGATCGTCCACCAGTTTTAGAAAGATGTTATCATGTCTAAGAGTGAAAAGTGGTTTGCTTGGCATCCTGTTAAAGTAAACGGTAAATGGAAATGGTTAATCTATGTACGTAGGTACAAGGTACAAAAGTTAAGCAAGTTGGCTGATTACAGTTCAGTATACGGTGTTGGAGATTACAAGTGAAAAAGATTTTATCAGCTATCGTAGCATTAGGTTTGGTTATCGCTCCACTGAACTCGTTTGGTCAATCGCTTTCGGTTGTTCAGACTGAGAAAGTAGCAAAAAAGAATAGCAATGTTGGCGTTATCGCAGCAATTTTAGCAGCAACTGTTTTGGTTGCGTTGATTCTTGCTTCGTCTGGTGACGATAAACCAACTAGTCCATAATATTTGGCCTCATCGTCTACGATGATTAGGACACGACCCTCTCAAGGTCGAGAACCGGGTTTGACCCCCGGTGAGGCTACCAAGTGTGGGGCGCAATGCCCAAGGTGGGGTCATTCCCTACGAAAGGGTGCCAATCAAGCGGCTTAATTCTACATGGGTAGAGCCTAAGTATTTCATGGAAGTGTGGCCGAGTGGTCGATGGCTCTGGTCTTGAAAACCAGCGAGCCCGAAAGGGCTCCGTGGGTTCGAATCCCACCGCTTCCGCCATTTTAATGGATGATTGCCCGAGTGGCCTATGGGAGCTGGTTGCTAACTAGTCGAGCCTCGAAAGGGGCTCCGTGGGTTCGAATCCCACATCATCCTCCAAATTAACAGTTGCATTATTATCGAAAAGACCTTATAAGAAGTTATATAAGGAGGAAGTAATGAAGACTCGTAATCACGTTGCTCGCGCCGCTTGGAAGTTTAATAAGGCTAAGGCCTTTAAGCCGAAAAAGGGCAAGGGCTCTTATGTCCGTTCCAATCAGGTTTCTAAGGAATTTCGCAATGACATCGCTGCCTAATTTTGACAAGACTGATTCGGACGGCCGTAAGTTTAGAGAGATTACGCTACCTGCCGGTACCTTCAAAATGTTTGAAGACCGTCCTTTTGTTTGGACTCAAGACCTGCAACCAGGTGAGCTGAACGTCGCAGAAAAAATTGCTAAAGCAGACGCAGAAGGTTTGATCGGTAAATGAACTGGTATCTAATCGAATGCGCGAATCCTGATGAAAAACTTCGCCATTATAAAAACAGCCGCGTAGCTGAGTATACCGTTCAGGAGCTCAATGCGCGCGCAGGCTTTGAAAAGTATCGAACTGCATCTGATAACGATGATATTCGTATTCGGTTAGTAGGTCGAAATCGCTTTGAGGGCGTAAACCCTTACAAGGAAATTTAACAGTTGATTTAAAGTGAAAGGTATATTATGATTAAGATAATTCTTGGCTTTGTATTACTTTTTGCACTCATCTTTGGTGGGTACAAATATTTTACAGGCATGGATGACGTCGAACTCGAACGTTTTGTAAATCGAGCGCCTACAGTACTGCTGTGTATTCTAGCTACAATAGCTGCAGCAACATTTATTATCGTTAGTTTTTGAGAAGGATTATATTATGAATAAGTTTATGAAAATTGCTACCCTTACCGCTTTGATGGCTACTGCTTCGGCTTGTACGCGTATTGAAACAGGTGAAGTTGGTGTTCGCGTTGCTATGGATAAGCAAATCGAGAAAGACGAATTGAAGCCAGGCTCGTTGAACCAGACTTTCTTTGGTAGCGTTATGACTTTCCCGGTAAAGGACGTTGAAGTCGGCATTAGCGATATGACTCCTTTGGCCTCGGATAACTCGACCATCAAGGATTTCGACTTGTCGATTATCTATTCTGTTACCCCTGGTTCAGTTGCTGAAATCTACATCAACAAGAACCGTGGTTTCCACGCTGAGAACGACGATGGCGACGTACTTTTGATGTACAACTACATTCGTCAGCTCGGCCGCAACGCTGTTTACAAGGTTGCACGTAAGTACGAATCGCTGAAGATGGCCGATAACCGCGCCGAAATTGAGCAGTTGGTTCGCCAGGAAGTTGTTGCGCAACTTGAAAAGGAAAAGCTGGGCGGTTCGATTAACATCTCGCAGGTTCTGGTACGTCAGATTATGCCTGCAACCGCAATCGTTAACTCTGCTAACGCATTGGTGCAAGCGCAGAACGAGCAAAAGAAGAAGCAGGTTGAAGTTGAAACTGCAAAGCTTGAAGCTGAGCGTATTAGCGCATTGAATGCTAACGCCGGTGCTACGAAGTACATGGAAGCAACCGCGATTGTTACCATTGCTGAAGCCATTAAGGAAGGCAAGGTTAACACCATCGTTGTTCCTTACGACTTCAAGGGTATCGTAAACGTTAAGTAAACAGTTCGAGGCTGGTACTGAGGTTGGCTCCTCAACGACCCTGGAAAGGTCGAGTGCCCCGTGAGGGTCAGAAGTTCGATGCTTCTACCAGCCTCCACTTAAGGATTTCATTATGAAACTGATTCGTTACCTGTTTGTGTGTGGTACCCGTTTTGGTTTATATGAATATAATGGCAAAGTTGATGTTTTTAGGGATTTTATATTATGACTAAAGTACTCGATTCAGACGTTTGGACTGACAACGACGAATTTGACGCTGTTAAGACTCCTGAAGAGATTGAAGCAATCGTTGCTGAAGCTCGTCAAGATGAAAAGACTGCATTGCTTGCGTTCTTGACTGCTATTCCGATTTGCATCGTTACGGCTTATCTGTGGATGACTTTTGTAGTTTAAGGATTTATCATGACATTGCCTGTACCTGTATTAGTATTTTTATTCTTTGCCAATTTATTGATTGGTTTTATGAATATAGACTCGGTACCTTTAGGTGCTGCATTTAATTTTTTTGCAGCTGGCTTCGTTGGTTCGTTTTTAACGAGTATCTACATCAAGCATACTCAAAATACATGAACTTTCCAGATAAAAAATACAGCGTAATCTACGCTGACCCGCCGTGGGCGTATACAGATAAGCACCACGGCGGCGGCTCTCTGCGGCATTATTCGACTATGTCGGTCGATGATATATGCAATATGCCGGTAGCAGACATAGCAGACACACCAAGCTTGCTATTTGTATGGGTTACATTTCCGTTGATGCCTATATGGAATCACGTGATTGAGTCATGGGGATTCAAATACAAAACACTCGGTTTCAGTTGGACTAAAACTTATCCTAAATCGGGTAAGATAGCATTAGGCGCCGGTTCCTATACGAGAAGTAATAACGAAGTTTGCCTCATAGGTGTACGCGGTAAGGGTGCAAGTCTCATTAAAGACCGCTCAATACCGAATGCTCAAATCTTTCCACGTCGCGAGCATAGCAGGAAACCTGATGAGTTTCGATTGCTAATTGATAGACTCGTTGGAGATGTTCCTAAAATTGAATTATTTTCACGTACAAATGCTATCGATGGTTGGGATGTATGGGGTAATGAGACAGATAAGTTTGATAAATAGCATAGAGGAGAAAACCTATGCTTAAAAAGTCTCTAATCATATTAAGTGCATTCGTAGTTGGTTCATGCTATAATCCATCACCTGAACCAGAGCCTACAGCAGTGGTTACTCCTGAAACAATAAGATATACGGGACCCGATGGTTATTCTTTCGGGTCCCCTGAATATGTTCAGCACCAATTTGTCACCTATGTGAAGGTACACAAAACACGCGAAGAACTACGCCAAGCAGCGAAAGAAAAAGGAATGGCATACGTTCCTGACCTCGCTGCGTTTAGTTATTCAGGTGAGGTTGATGGTGTTCCTGTTTGCATTGTGCATGTTATGGATCCGCATACAATCTACGAGCCTGAATTTATCGGGCACGAGTTTACACATTGCATGTATGGCCAATGGCATACAGATAATAATACGCGACAATAATAGTTGCACTATTTCGCATAAGCGTTATAATCAAGAATGTAGTCACTGAAAGACAATAACGTTATGAGTGTTTTAATCGATGGTATATTTGGCTTTAACGGTGAATATGACTTCCTGTCTAACTTCTACCCCGCGGTAGTACGTATGGATGGTATCGAGTATCCTACCTTAGAGCACGCATACCAAGCTGCTAAGACGCTTGATGTCGAAGAACAGGCTAGAATACGTGAAGCATTTTCACCCGGACAAGCTAAGAAGATGGGTAAATATGTTGACCTTCGACCTGATTGGGATACGATACGCGTCAATGTAATGAAGAAGCTATTACGTAGTAAGTTTACCTTTCATTATGACCTATCATTGAAGCTGTATAACACAGCCGATTTATACCTCGAAGAGACGAACTACTGGAATGATACGTTCTGGGGAGTTTGTAACGGAAAAGGTCAAAACGTTCTAGGCAATTTGCTGATGAGCGTACGTGAAGAATTAAAAGTTTTACATGGCCCTGTAGCTCAGTAGTAGAGCGCTCGCCCGACACGCGAGAGGTGGTAGGAGCGTAACCTATCAGGGCTACCATATAGGATTATATTATGATTACGGATGGAAATTGGGTTTGTGCTCGATGCTTAGACTATCGCACTAAATGTCAATTGTGTGAAGATTATATCGAAGATCTCATTCCAACACCGCAAAGCATTAAAGATGCTGAGAAAAAACTAAACGAGAAGCTGAACCCTTCTTATACGCATCCGTTTTATCACTGAGGATTATATTATGACATATTCATTGAGACGTAAGAGTGACGGCGCTGGCGATGAAGGCGGTATGTCGATGATTTACTGGATGGAAGATGGCGAAGTAAAAACTGAACATGGTCAAAAGCCTCGTTTGGGCGCTGGTATTCGCGTTGGTTCAATCAACGGCAGATCATACGCATCGCAGGATTATTGGTCAACAACACCAGTTACTGAGATTCTAGAAGAGACCGAGACGATGGTTCGTTTTAAGACTCGTAGTAACTCAGAATATGTCTGGGAAATATTTTAAACAGTTGCCTTTCTTTCAAAAAGAAGCTACTGTAAGATATAATTTAAAGGATTAACAATGTACTACCAGGAATATGATATTCTCTTATGCAATTAGGCATAAGGAGAATGAAAAATGGAATATCTTTACCCACTGGTGGCAACCCACCGCAACGGTAACACTGAGCTTCTTTACAGCTTCGACGCTGTTCAGCAGTTCATCAAAAAGTACGGTCGTTTCCACGAGTACCACAAGCACTCGTTCTACGATTTCCGTTCGCACGGTTTCATCACCAGCTACTATGACTGGATTGTCCGCGATGACCGCGGCCGCAAGGTAACCTGCGACGAGTTCATCACCAACGGTTACGGTGTACGCTGGCACAAGCGTCAGGCTGAGCTTCGTCACTATGCTGAATTGGGTCTCCCAATTCCTCGTACTGGTTGCCGTAAGGCTGGTTATAAGATGAATCACCCCGCTAAAAAGAACAGCGGTGCAGGTCATCGTAACCGTAACCGCGCCTTGGCTATTTACGAAGCCGGGCAGTACAAAGTTAAAAATAATGTTGGTGGTCGTGTTATCCCTTGGGAGAACTATCAGTGACCACATATGGGGATATGGCGTAATTGGTAGCCGCGCCAGACTTAAAATCTGGTGGCTTCGGTCGTACGGGTTCGAGTCCCGTTATCCCTACCATTTGGAGTGATTATGAGAGCTAAAGTACTCATTGAAGAATATTATGGCACTCAGAGAGCATCAAGGTCTGGTGTTCCTTTAATCAATCACATCTACGAGGGTGTAGAATGGCTTGATTATATCTGTGCGGATGTCTCTGCTATTGAAGCTTTCTATCTACATCCAATGATTCAACATGAATCAGACCTACAGCAGAACTGGTCACGCATTGCGTCTAGTAGCTTTAGTCCGCGTACGATTATGTTCCTTATGGAATATCGTAATATTGCTAACCTTGGTCTGAGACCTTTTAATCTACCAGACCCGTTCTACCCGCAGACATCACCAATACCTGCTGTGAACGATATGCTTCGCGCAGATAAAATTCAAAACAGAAAAGACTTTGACCTTTACAACAAAGGCATTCTAGAGGCGAGCGATGACCTAACGCGGTATTTCGCTGGTTGGTTTACTGTTCTAGGCATCGGTGATAAGATGTATGAGAGAGCAGTTGAAATTATGACACTTAGAACTGAAGGAAATAAATTGTGACAGACAATCAAAAAGTATGGCTTTACAGAGGTTTTCAATCTGTACTACTTGCCGCTGTAGTGTTTATGCAGTACACGATTATGAAGGAAATGTTTTCCACAAAGACATCTGAAGATATCGTCGTCGCAGCTGAATAATGGCTAATCTATACGCATACTGTTTTGTTTACGAGCAAAAAGGCGGCAGCTCACGGGTTGAGCTTGGTCACTTTACTGCAGTTAGCGACGCAGAAGCTAAGGGTAAAGCCTCTATTCTATTCGAAGAGACACATCCTGAAGATTTTCTTAGAAGCTCGCTTACGCATAAGTGTATGAACGATGTTGATTCAGATGATGATATCGAAGAAACAGATAATGGGTATCCAAAGCCTCAATTCACATTTTAAATAATTTCCGTTTCGTCATAATAACAGTTGCATTATTATGAAAAAGAGTCTATTGTAAGATATAGAATGAAGAGACGGAGATTTTATCGTGCTTACTCTTGGTTATATCGACTCAATGTTTCCGAAAACCCATGACGGTTCGGTTTTTTCCGACCTGCACAAGGATGTGTATGGTTTTCGTCCTCGTGGAATCACTTTCGAGTCGATGGACGAATTCGAAGCTGAATTCGAACGTCTCGTTGCTCGTCTCGGTGAGAAGCAGGACGAAGACGAAATTCGTCAAGCCGCAAACTGGAAGCGTTTTAACGACCAGATTGAGTCTGTTCAAGCTCTCGTAGCTAACTGCAGCGTATATCACGCTGTTGAAATCATCGCTGATGCTGATGGTGAACTTGACGAGTTCAAGTTTTATGGCGCTGAGCGCCTCGAATACACGTACGATCTTCGCTACGGTATCCTCAAAGCATTCCTCAAGGAGCATGCAGAATGACAACTGTTTATAGCAAACTCATACTCGATGCTATCGATTATCAGCTTGAACGCCTCGTACCATATGAGGGTAAGAGCTCTGAAATTGATGCAGTCGCTAAGATTCTTAAGAGCTTAGTAACTGACCTCGCTCCCGTTGTTGATATGGAAAAGAAGGAAATCGCTGAGCGTCTTCGTCGCGATATTGAAATCAGCTGGACGCTGAATCCCGACACAAGCGGTGGTGCTTTCACACAGGAAGAGATTAACTGTAGTAAGGAATGGTAATGACTAAGAAAGTTATCAAGGTTCGCGTTGGTACGCCTGAGATACGCAAGTATCCGCGCGGTACAGGTGAATATGTTAATATCGTCGGTACCCGCACTGTTTATGTTGACACTTCAATCGATTCTCTTATCAGAGAGCTTCAAAGTATTCAAAAAGAATACCCTGAGTATGATAAGCTTCGTTTAGAAGAGGTCGAGGATTGCGGTTGCTATAATGACTGTAGTTGTTCACCTAACCACTATGTCTATGGTGAGCGGCTCGAGACAGACCTCGAATACGATTTTCGCTTGATGCAAGAAGCTAAGAAAACAGCTGATTACAACAACCGCGACAAAGCTGAATACCTTCGTTTGAAGGCAAAGTTTGAAGGTCATAATAACGTATGAATATTCCAGACCCAATGTCTCATCGCTGGGGGTGGGAAGCTCGTTTTATAGATGATGCGTGGCGCGTAGGTATGCAGGGTAATCTTGATACTAGGCATGATGCTGTTATAACTGTGCACGACCACACTCGGGATGGGCACACAGCAAAAGAAATTGCTGAGTTTGTTGTAGCTCAATATAACAAAGCTTTAGAGGAGCGAGATAATGGAATTTAAAGATTTAATCGGTAAGACTTTAACAAAGTGTTACCAGGTCGATAGTGATAAATTAGTTTTCGTTGTTTCAGATGACGAAGCTTACGTATTGTATCATGAGCAGGATTGTTGTGAGAGTGTCGATATTGAAGACATTGCTGGTGATTTGAATGACTTGGTAGGGCATCCTATCTTGCAGGCTATTGAATCAGTCAGCGAAGGCAATGGAAAGAGCGAATGGACTGAGTCATGTACTTGGACCTTCTATAATATCGCAACTGTAAAGGGTTACGTAACTGTTCGCTATTATGGCGAATCAAACGGTTACTACAGTGAAAGCGTATCATTTACAAAATTTGTGAATGGTAGCCCGATGAGCTGGTGGGACCATAACTAAGATAAATAAGATATCCGTCGTTGACGACAGACAATAAAAGTACCGAGGACGCGGGGGCAGTACCCGCCATCTCCACCATTAGGAAAGATTATGACAACCGTTACAATTACTGAGGCTATTAAACTTCAACAGGAAGGTAAAGCTAATCTCTACAGAACAAATGTAAGAGAGGAATTGGACGGCTCAATAACATTCAATATTAATGTTGAGTTTCTTAATGATGGGGATGAACTAGGATCGACTGGTGCAAAATAGGAACGTTCGAGACAGATCGACTGGCAAAGTGCCACAAAACGTAAATGCAAACGATAACAACGCATATGGAGCTTACGCGCTAGCCGCTTAAGAAATCAGGAGCTCGGTGGGAGCTTGGCAACAGAATCCCACCACTTAAAAGAGCGCTGTGATGCGCGTAGAAACATTTACCAGTGAAGTCATATTGCCGCTTCTTTAGTAACTGGTGTGGGTTCAAGTCCCTAAGGCGGCTTCAGTTTCTTGCAGCGCTCTTTTAAGGTAAAATAAAGTTTCATTAAGTATCTTATTTCATGAGATCTTAAGGTTTGTGCGCTATAATAAGGTTACGCAATGGTGCGTAACAGTGAAGGAATATAAAATGAAGTTGAGTAAAATTATGTTGACCGCAGTTGCGGTTTGTGGTCTTATCGGCTCGGTTAATGCAACCAACGGTAATAACGGAAACGGTAACGGAGGATGCGGTAATGGGCAGCAAACCAACGGTTGCGGAGACGGCTCTGGCAGCGGCAATCCTGGTAATGGTAATGGCAGTAATCCTGCACCTGGCGGAAACGGTGGAAACGGTGGTTCAGGTGGTAATGGCGGTTCCGGTGGCAATGGTGGTAACTCCAATGCAAATGGTACTGGTATCGGGATTGGTGTAGGAGTCGCTAAGTCGAACTCAAACGCAAATGCTGGTGCTTTCGCTGGTGCAAACGCAACAGGTGGGAACGCTACTTCGAATGGTGGTTCAGCTTACATCGGTGACACCAAGAACACTCTGAACAACGATGTTAACAACGCTAACATTGGTGTAAATACCAGTGATATTCGTAACACCAACGATGTTCGCAATTCGAATGTCGGTGTTAACTCGTCAGAAAACAATAACAAACTTACGAATACGAGTTCAACAGTCGGTGTAAATACCAACGACGTTCGTAATACTAACACATCTGACAGCAATTCGTCTGTTGGTGATGTTAAGTCAAGCTCGTCAGTCGGCAACCTTTCAACAGGTGCTTCGACTGCAACAGTAGGAAATGTATCGACGGGAGCTTCAAACTCCACGGTTGGTAATGTTTCAACGGGCGCATCCACATCCAACTCAGACCAAGCACAAAGCCAGTCAACGAGCAATTCGAACAACTCGAATGTAACCGTTGAAGGTGATGAAGCACAGGCTCGTAACCCGGTTTCGACTGCGTACGCTGCTTCGCTGACATCTGGTATCGATACCTGCATGGGTTCGAGTACTGCCGGTGCGCAGGGCGTTGGATTCGGTATCTCAATTGGTTCGACTTGGACTGATAAGAACTGTACTCGCCTGAAGAATGCTCGTCAGCTTGACATGATGGGCTACAAGGAAGCAGCTGTTCAGGTTATGTGCCTGAATAAGGAAATTCAGGTTGCTATGAAGGCAGCAGGAACTCCTTGCGAAATTATCCGTAGCAAAGATTAATTCCTTATAAATAGTGTATGGTAGGCTGGAAACGGCCTACCAATTACACACACTACACAAGGAATACAAAATGACAAAATCAGCATACGAGATCCGTCTAGAGGTCTTAAAAATGGCTCAAGATCAAGCCAATCAAAAGTTTTATAACTCGTGGGAACAAGCAGCCAAGAAAGCGGAGATTAACGAAAACGCTTCCTATCTTACTGAAGTACCTGAGTTTCCGAACGCCGATGCAATTATCACAGAAGCAAATAAGTTAAAAGGATTTATAGATAAGGGTTGATTAATTTCTCCTTTTAGTCTATAAGTAAGTATATAACGAATTAGGGATGGTTTCAGCAACCAAACACGCCTTCGGGCTTTAACGTATCTTCGGATACATGTCAGATGTTAGTGAGCCTCTTTTGGCACTTCGGTGACCAAAATGCAAGATCTAACGATGGCCTAGCATTCTAGGAGTAGGTGTTCACCTGAAAGTGAGATAGGGCTTCTCCGAAAAGAAGAAGAGGTAAGATCCGAAATCAAATAACATCCCGTTGAAATTTTTAGGTTCCTTGCAGCATCACAATCGCATGGAAACTGGTATCGAAAGATGTGTGGGTTCGAGTCCCACTCTCCTGGCCAATTTATCGGGAGATGGCGGAATGGTAGACGCGCCGGACGCAAAAAGCGGAACCTGTAGATATTATGCGCGCTTAGCTTAGCGGCCAAAGCAGTGATCTCTAAAATCATGAGCATGGGTTCGAATCCCATAGTGCGCGCCAATTTTGAGGTTGTTGAATGATATTATTGATGACGTTGCTTTTAATTAAGCATTTCATATGGGACTTTTATTACCAACCGCCATATATGTGGCAAAATAAAGGAACCTTTGGACATTGGGGTGGTATTGTTCACTCTGGTATTCATGCTGTAACAACGTTCGGAATATTATTATTCTTCCTACCAATCACTAGCTTAGTTCTTTTTATCGCACCTGTCTTTGAATTTATCGTTCATTATATGACAGATTGGGCGAAAATGAATATAAATAAAGCAAAGGGTTGGGGAGCAACAACTCACAATGAATTCTGGCAATTGACTGGTTTCGACCAGTTGGTACACCAGCTAACTTACATCGCTATTTTGGTGATGGTATATTAAGGAGTATGTAATGAAAAGCAATCAGGCAGAGTGCTGGTAGACTTATAATTATTCTAGGGGACCTCCTTAAAATAGATTCAGAATACAAATCTAATCTATTTTAAAATTAAGGAATCCTATTATGACTAAGTTTATTACAACATTCAAGGCGAAAGCCCATTCAAAAACTCTCACAGCTGCCGACATGCTCGCTCTGTGTATCTATCGTACAGTTAAAGCCAAATCAGAGGATAAGGCAACTATACTCGATTACTTCGTAAAGAAGTCGTTCACGCCAGGTAAAGTGTGTGAACATAGAAATTATCCATACCAATGTGTTTCTAACGCGCAGCATGACCTTAACTGGCAGATGCGTCCATCGAAGCGTTGGGATGGCACTCAATACCATATTACGAGTAACGGTCGTCTTCTCGATCAGCCAATTGAAGAATTACTAGATTCTGAAGAAGAAGCTCTATTCCGTGAGCTTCATGCGTCACTCAGCAATTATGGATATAAGGATGCAAACAAGTGAAATATTATTCATACTTTTTTACCCGACAGGATATGTCGCCAGAGCAACAGGTCGTTCAGACCGCTCACGCTGCATTGAAACTCGGTGTAAATTCGCAACGTATATTTGATGATGGGAAGGCCGATTCGTCGGTCCCCTATATGGCCAATGAAGGTATCAATCCAGATGAAACTTATTTCACTGTGATTGGTGTACGCGATTTGGCTGCTTTGAATGCCGTTGAACGCATCCTTCAGAAGTTCAAGTACAAGTACGAGAAGTTCGTTGAGCCTGACCTTAATGACGGTGAAGCTACTTCAATCGCGGTGTATCCAATCGAGGAAAACCAACGCGATGTTTTGATGGCATTTAATCTTTTGAGAATAAAAGGATAATATTATGAGTAAACGTGAAGAAGTACCATTTACCAATCGGTACGAACAGGTTATTAATCCGGGTGACGAAGTAGTTGTCGTTACTCATTGTACAGGTTCTACCTGCACTGCAAAAGGAAAATATCTTGGAATGGTTGGTAAGCGTGTTCAAGCACAGGTAGAAGTAAATTCAAATAGATGGTTTTCGAAAGAAACCGGAGAATATACACCAAACTTCCTATCACCTCTTTACAAGGCTGGGTTCAAATGGAACTCACCGGAATATGTAAAGTTGCGCGATGAGCTTATGGCACAGCATGAAACAAAGCTTGTCACAACATATCGCGTAACTACATTAAATGCTAACCGTATTTTTAAGTTAGCAGCATAAAAGTTTAGGGCTGTTTACAGCATACAATACTTACCCTTACATGGTCGAGGTCGCGGTGTTCGAATCCCGCCGCCCGCACCATGACTCATTACCTCGGTGGCGCCCTTTAAGGCGGCTGTGGTACTGGGTCATGATGCGGGTGTAGCTCAGTGGTAGAGCGCGTAAAAGTACAGCCCGTTGTAAATAATTGAAAAATAAGTAAAGTAACAGTTGCATTATATCAAAAAAGATACTATATTATGATATAAACAATTGAGAATATTGAGTAATTGGGATCAGTTCCGCAAATCATTCAAAACTTTAGACTCTTAATCTAAAAAAGAAATGATCCCGTTGATTAAAGGTTAATATCAGCATTTAATCACCCGAGGTAGCATGCTCTCATGTTGCCGATTCGCAAGCTACAATGCTATGCGTCTTACTTAACCTGTATAATAATGGAGTAAATAATATGTCATTCAAGAACGCTGTTCTAAACGTTAACGCATCGACTGCAAACGTAGCCCGTACTACAAATGGTATGAAGGCTCTAAAGTCGTCTCTATCAAACACAACTGACCTGTTCTTCAAGATTGGCGCAAGCCGTGGTAAGAACATTACACCACAGTTCGAAAAGGCGTATGCTGAGAACCGTGAGATGGCACTTCGTGTTGCTCAGTGGGCTCGTGACGTCCGTGGTGGTGCTGGTGAGCGTGAGCTCTTCCGTCAGGTACTAAAGTATCTTGAAACAAACCATCGCGATGAGCTGGTACATTCACGTTTGTTAAAGAACGTGGCTGAAATCGGTCGTTGGGATGACCTTCTAATCTTTGAGAACGCTGATGTTAAGGCAGCTGCGTTTAATATGATTCGCGAGGCTCTTGCAGCTGGTGATGGTCTTTGTGCGAAGTGGATGCCACGTAAGGGTCCAAAGGCTCTTGAACTACGTTCATTCCTTGGCTGGTCGCCAAAGTACTACCGTAAGCGCTTAGTTGAGCTTACAAAGGTCGTTGAGACACAGATGTGTGCAAAGGAATTTGACGCGATTAACTTCTCGCATGTTCCATCACTTGCTATGTCTCGTTATTCGAAGGCATTCGGTAAGAATGCTCCAGATGCCTTCACTGCATATAAGGAAGCTCTGAAGAAGGGCGACCCAAAGATTGCTAAGGTAAATGCCGGTGCAGTTTATCCATATGACATCGTTAAGAACGTTCGCCGTGGCGATGCGTCTCTTGCGAATGAGCAGTGGAAGGCTCTGCCAAACTTTATCGGTGATGCGATGATTCTTCCAATCGTCGACGTTTCTGGTTCGATGACTTGTAAGGCTGGTGGTCATCAGTCAAAGTCAGACATCTCATGTCTTGACGTTGCTGTATCGCTTGGTCTATACTGTGCAGACAAGAACACAGGTCCATTCAAGGATGTCTTCCTGACATTCTCATCTTCGCCAAAGTTCGTAACTGTGACAGGTTCGCTTTCGGAGAAGGTAAAGAAGATGGAAACATCTAACTGGGAAATGTCAACAAACCTGCATGCAGCGTTTGATGAAATCCTGCGCGTTTCTGTACAGAACCGTGTTAAGAACGAAGATATGCCAAAGGTTCTTTTGATCCTTTCGGACATGCAGTTCAACTGCTGCACAGGTTATGACGACCGTGCAATCCAGATGATTCGTCGTAAGTACAACGATGCAGATTACGACATGCCAAATGTTGTTTTCTGGAACATTAATGCTAATGAAAACGTTCCAGTTCGTTTCGACGAAAAGGGTACAGCATTAGTATCTGGTTTCTCTCCAGCAATCATGAAGTCAGTCTTGGCTGCCGACATGGCTGGTATGACACCAGAAGCTGTTATGATGAAGGCTGTAATGAGCGATCGTTACGCACTCTAATAACCGTGTCACATCCCACCTAGGGAGACGGCTAGAACGATATACCTAGCGCCGGACTCGTAACCGGCAACACATACACACATAGGAATTCATATGACTAAGTACGACCTAAAAGTAATATGGGGACTTGCAAAGAAGCATTGGCGTAGATTTAAGCTCGATGTCTATTGGAACCAGAGTCATGTAAAGTACTATGCGAAGAGAATTGAAGAGTTAGCGCCGTTCGATGAACACCATAATCAGGTTTGGGGCAAACCGCCGCTTGACCCTAAAGTGTACCCATACGATGCTGACAAAGCTAACGCAGCTTTACGTGATGTTAATCAATGGATCCGAGAGGACGAGGAGAAAAAACTAAATGTCAAAAAATAAAAATTCTGTTTCTGTATTTGTCGCGCTAGACCGTTCAGGTTCAATGAACGGCGAGCCATGGACAAATGCAATTGAATCCCTAAATGAATATATCAAATCTCTTCAAGCTGAAAAGGTTGAAGGTGAAGTAACTGTTATCGCATTTGATGCAACAAACGGCGTCGGTGGTCAAACCGTACGTCTTACACCTATGGTTGAAGGCCAGAGCATTGCATATTTCGAAACACTCAAAGCAAATGGAGATGTTCTTCCAGCAGGTATGACCCCTCTTTATGATGCAGCTGCTCATGTTATGGATCTCGCTCTTGAGCGCAATTCAAAGCGTACAGTGGTTGTTATTCTGACAGATGGTCATGAAAATGCCTCTAAAGAATACACGCAAGCGAAGATTAAGTCAAAGGTTAAGTCACTCGAAGATAAGAAGATGGAAGTAATTTTCCTTGGCGCTAACTTCGACGTATCAACTTATACTGCGGCTTCAGGTCTATCTTCCGGTAAAATGCGTAACTTCGACCTGAACAACCAGCAGGATCGTACAATGATGTATACTGACCTAGCTAAGAGCACTGTTGCTTATGCGACAGCGGGTGCTGCTATTGACCTAACTGTAAAAGTAAAGTAAATAAACAGTTGATTTAATAGTGTTTTTAGCCTATTATAAATTATAAAGGATACCCACTATGAAGACACTAACAAAAATTGCAATCGTTGCTATGACCTTAGCAATGTCAGCCCCAGCAATGGCTCACGAACCACGTGAAGTGCGTTATGGTCAAGTGGATAATCGCTATAATCAGCGCCATTATGACCAGCGACATCACCGTGGTAATAACAAACTAGCAATTTGTATTACAGAGCGTGGAATTGTATTGGGTACAAAGCGTGATTGCTACCAGTCGCGATATTATGATGACAGTTATGACTATCGTTACGAGTCACAACGTCAGCGTGAAATCGATGACTACAACTATCGTTGGACACACCGTAATAACAATCCTCGTGAATGTTATCAGGTTCGTTCACGTGATGCCTATGGTAATTATGTTACCAGAGTTGAATGTACTAGATAATTAAATTGAACGCGGCTTCAGACTTAACGCGAGAAGCCGCGTTTTCTATTGATATAAGTACACCATTGGCGCTACTGGCGCCATTTTCTTGACTAGGTCAAGATCTCTTACATTTCAATAACCGAAATGACATTTGCATTCCTGCAGTACTAGATTGCTGCATGTAAGAGGGGGATGGGAGGAAAAAGAATCTAGAGATAAATGTTTGTTCATTATTCTTCTTTCTTTTCTTTTATTATCACAAACTAAACTTTATTGATTTAGTAGTTGATATTAAAGGACAAAGTTGTTAATATAAGGAAGACTATATGACTAAACAAGTCATTGGGAGGAAGTTGCTAGGTGTATTTTTAAGTCTAGCAATGATGAGTACAACTGCTTCTCCAGTTTATGCTGAGAAGCCAACAACAAGTTCACACGATGAACAACAAATACAATGCTTAGCCAAGAACGTCTACTTCGAAGCAGGCAATCAATCAACAAAAGGTAAAATCGCTGTCACGAACGTGGTCATGAATCGCGTAGCTGATAAGAGATTTCCTAAGACACCTTGCGCTGTAGTAACTCAGAAAGCACGTGGCATTTGCCAGTTTTCATGGGTATGCTCAGGCAAAAAGACGGTTCGTAATGCAGCGTTATTCAAAGAGTCACGCAGAATTGCTGAACTAGTATATCATAGGAACACTGGTGACGTTACATACGGCGCATTGTTCTTTCACGCTACTTACGTGCGCCCTGCATGGGGTCGAGTATTTAAGCGTACCGCCACAATTGGCGATCATATATTCTACAGAGGATAAAATATGAGTGATTTGAAAATTGCAAAGATTATGAGCACAGATAAGTTCTACAAAGAAGTAGAAAATCTTGTGAACAATCATGGTATCTCATATATAGATGCTGTAGTGCACTATTGTAATAAGAATGATATCGAAATTGAAGTTGCAGCTTCCATGATTAAAAGTAATGGTAGAATCAAATCACACGTCCAAACAGAGGGGGAGGGATTGAATTTTCTCCCCCGTACTGCAAAGCTACCAGTATGACCCGTTACACGCTAGATAAAATGTCCTCTCCTGGTTGGACGTTTTCATCAGACCACCTGTTCCATATTCTTAATATGTTGAAGCGTGATGTCTGTACTAGCTGTAAGCAGACCAAAGCAGAGTTTGATGTATGGGTCAAAGATAATTGGGAAGAAGAATTCGAAGAATATCTGAAAGACAATATGAATCCATATTCGTTCTCAGAGTTCTTTCCTGAAAATTTCGACGCATTACCATTCGAAGAGCAAATCGGGCTTTTGATGCAGACTGCTTGTGGGTGCGAATATGATTTTAGAGATAGTGAAGACCCTGAAAGCGGGAAACATTTTGTGGAGATAGATTATGTTCAGTGAGCGTGAATCAAAGATTTTAATGGCCAACCTAAAAATCATCTCAGATTTAGGCGACCAATGTGATGCATTAGCATATGCTATCAACGGTCTGCTAGAAGGTGATGACCCAGAAGAAGCTGCAGCGCTATTGCAGAAGTACGGGTATACAGACGAAGATGGTTTCTGGAAATATGATGAGGAAGAAGAAGATGACAGCGAATGAATTTATAAGCGTCGCCGCCGTTCAAAATCCTACACCAAATGGCGGGCAGGTAACTGTCGCTTTTGGTCATGTTTATACTGATGGTCAAATGCCTCTAGAGGCTATTGCTATTCAGGTTAAAGATTATGAAGGCACTATGGTAACAGAATTTGCACTTCAATCTGATTCCTTTGGCGTTTTGATTGAGTCAATCAAAGAGCTATTCGATGACACCTTTTGAAGCATACAAGATGTTCATGGCGTTGAAGATGCACTTCACGCAACCATCATACGATTATTTCAAATACAACGGTAAGACCAATGCATCAGTACAAACGTACGAAAAAAGAAGAGATAAGTTTTACTTCGCTAAGCTTAGCCGGCACAAAGACCCAATGGGATATCTCGTCGCTCAATTTATCGACAGTTCCAATCCCAAGTGGATTGGCGACTTCTTTGGAGAAACGGCTGATGGACTCTATAATGACTACCTTGCTAGGCACCAGTCCCTTAGCTACCGATTCAGTCTTGACCTACAAACAATTGAAGAAGACTTTATCGAGCACTTCAAAGTCAAAGACGGTCAGCACCCTTCGCTATTGGGATTACTTAAGCGTAATTCCATTACACTCGAAACCTTTACTATCCTCAACGACAATTTGAAGTTCTTTGACCTCTGGGATAGTAAAATTTCTGAAACTGTACTCTGGCCAACGATTCGAGATCGCTCGTTGAAGTACAGACCATTTATTCATTATGATTCCCCGAAAATAAAGTCGTTGATTCGGGGTGTGATGGCTCAATATCGAGCTAAATAATAATGCCTTATAGGGCAATACGCAAAATATGTCAACATACGTAATATACGTCAAATACGGAGAATAAACTATGTCGTTTTCATTTAACGAACTCAAGCGCGGTTCCTCAGATAGCTTTTCAAAGCTGAACCAAGAGCTTACAAAACTCAATGCACCACAACAAGGCGGACGTGATGAACGTCTATGGTCTTGCCAGACTGATAAAGCTGGTAACGGCTACGCTGTCATTCGTTTCCTTCCTGCTCCAGCGGGCGAAGATGTTCCATTCATTCGTCTCTTCACTCATGGTTTCAAAGGACCTGGCGGTTGGTACATTGAAAACTCCCTAACTACTATCGGTGCTCAGGACCCTATCAGTGAACTAAACACTCGCCTATGGAACTCAGGTATTGAATCCGATAAAGAAACCGTTCGTAAGCAGAAGCGTCAGCTGAACTTCTACTCCAACATCTATGTTGTGAAGGACCCAGCTAACCCTGATAACGAAGGTAAGGTATTCCTTTTCCGCTATGGTAAAAAGATCTTTGATAAGCTCAACGATTTGATGAACCCACAGTTCGAAGATGAAAAGCCAGTTAACCCATTCGACCTTTGGGCCGGTGCTAACTTCAAGCTTAAGATTCGTAAGGTAGATGGTTACTCCAACTACGACAAGTCAGAGTTTGATTCACCTGCTCCACTAGCAGATGACGACAAGCTGGAAACAATCTGGAAGACTCAGTACTCATTGCAGGAACTGGTTGACCCAAAGAACTTCCGCTCGTACGAAGAACTGAAGCGTCGTCTGGATCGCGCACTTGGACTATCAGGTGACGCAGGAAGAACACAGCAGTCACAGCTTCGCGATGATGACGATACCCCACCATTCCAGGCAGATGCACCAAAGCAGAAAGCTGTAGAAGCAAAAGCTGTTCCTGTTGCTAAGGCTGGCGCTGATGATGACGATGATGTGGATTTCGAATTCTTTTCGAATCTCGCTGACGAAGAATAATCACATACAATATGTAACTATGAGAGGGACTGGAAACGGGCCCTCTCTTTATTTGGCTCCATGATACCACTTATGGTGATCTCTGGCATTTGCTGGATTTTTAGCTGGTTTAGCACTGCCGCCCTTACCTTGAATAATAGCTCCGGTATTGTTTCTGTTGCTACCACCAGTCTTGGTGACAACAACCACTGTTCCAGGCTTCTTACCTTTTACAGCTGCACCAGTGATGATAGCTCCACCCATTGCTTTCGGTGGGATGAGTGAGAACTGATTCTTTGGCTTTGGTTTTGGTCTATCTTCACCATCAGCAAATTGAGGGTCAATCTTGGCAGCTCCAAGAGGAGCACCCTTCATCTGAATGTGAACATTATCTCTACTAGGGAACGGCTGAACTAATCCATACTTCGCAAGGATACCCATACGAGCCATCTGGTCAACATCTGCGCCATTAAAGTCAACAGCTTGACCCTTTTCGTGTCGTGACTTACCCGATGCGGCTTTCATTCCGTTCTTACCACTAATACGAGCTTGGTCACCCGGATATCTAAAACCAGAAGTTAGTACTGGCTTTCTTCCTGTAACTCTGCTATACTCAGATACGGCACCTGCAACGGCTGCTTCGAACTTCGGATGCCAGTTCATCAGGTTGCGCTTGTTACCAGTAATACCACCACCAAGCGTGAATGCCTTACCGACAAGGTCTTTCATTTTACCAAATGCGCCAGTTACAAAATTGCCGACGTCATTTACAGTATCACCAAAAGTCGATCCGGCTGCATATGCATCGCTTCTGAAGTTTGAACTTAGCGCTTGTGAGTACTTCGTACCAGATGTCCCGAAAGCGTCAGAGCCAGCACGACCAGTATTCAGCCATTTATTCGCTCCGCCTGCTCCTTGGTTATGAGCATAGCCTAGAATCTGAAGTCTCTTCTTTGTATCGGCTGCTTTGTATTTTGGATTCTTAATTAACTGTCTATGGTTCGCTGCTGTGAATGCAGCAAATGCTTGTTCTTGTAGCGCGGGGTTATTACGGAAAGCGCTACGAGAAGCGGCATCGTGCGGTAATCTTATTTTGAGAATCTGAGATGCAGTTGCTTTCGCATCACGACCCATCTGATAACGACCGTCATAATGCTTACCCGAACCACCAGCGAGATTATACTTGCCGCCTGATTCAATCTTAGCTAATGTGTTACGATAAACATCCCAATCCTGAGCTGACGCACCGATGCTATTCTCAACCATTTCGTATGGAGCTGGAACTGCGCCGGTAGCCATACCAGCAGCTTCGCCGAAATCTCCGACGGCTTCTACACCATCACCGATCCATCCACCTACAGTGGACACACCTTCTTTTAACCAAGAGCCAAATGAGGACATCCAAGTCGAGATTTCTGAAACACTCTTACTAATGAAGGTTGATAATTCTTCAGTCCACTTCTTACCATTACCCATTGCGTTAGATGCAACGATACCAGCCAGCCCTAATCCACCAGCTCCTAATGCGAGTGGTTTGATAGCTCTGAGAATAGAGTTTTCACTCTTCTTATTCTGCTTTACAGGCTTTGTTGGCGGTTCGATTCTTTGTGC